GGTGGAGGGGGCGAATTATTTCCAAAGCACATATTAAAGCCTCTTTATAAACCATGTTTTTGTGTGATCATTGTCCCATTCAGGACAACCAACCTTTTCAATTCCTAAATCCTTGAAATGGCCGAATATATTAATCAACCTTTTGCATCTTGTCCAAGTATATACGTCTTTATAGTGCAATGAAAATATATGATTAAATAAATCGTAAAAGAAATTCTTACAAAATACTTTATCTTTAAATGAATCCATGATCCAAAATGCTTCACCTATTTTATCTTTTCTTGTTATTATGCCATATATACACAATGGATTGTTGAATTTACTTATCTGATAATAAGAAGCGTCATCGTGGTAGCAATGATTATGGTTGTTATATATTTCAAACTTGTGAATCTCCTTAAAAATCATCATGCTAACTCCCCAAAGAATACACAGTTAACATACTTAGAGTCAGTAGCGTCTGTGCTGCCAACATAAATCTTAACTTGTATTTGAGTCGTAGTAGGCGTAAAGGCATCATCGATAACGCATACCCTCATATTGTTTTGTTGGACTGTCCCGAAGCATAAATAATCGTTATCCACAAATGGTGAGGAAAATGTAATCCGAAAAATCCCAGTGCCTTGCTTAGAAACCCCCGACACATTGTAAGATTTTAGAATATTTCCGCTAGTCCCATCAAATAACACCCAAGCTTGAGCTGCGCTTGGATGATACTGTTGCCTGGCAGGACTAACGAATACGCTGGAAGAGCTTGCCGATTCTTGCTGGCTTTGGGTGGCGGCGAATGAGTTCGATATTTGATTAAAAGTTATGGTGTTGTTCGCTATTTGCGTAGCTGTTATGGTTTGGTTCGCTATTTGCGTAGCTTCAATCGTTTGGTTCGCTATTTCGTTGGCTGTTACCGCACCAGCAGCAATTTTATTAGTTGTCACCGCGTTATTGGCGATTTTGGTCGTTGTTACTGCACCGTCGATGATTTTGGAACTAGTTACGGCATTGGCGGCAATTTCGTTGGTTGTTACCGCACCACCAGCAATTTTATTAGTTGTTACCGCCAATGTAGCGATTTTGTCGGTTGTTACCCCGAGCGAGGCGATTTTATCCGTTGTGACAGCATTTGGGGCAATTTTAGTTGTAGTTATAGTGCCATCTTGAATTTCGTTCCCCGTAATGGTTTGTGGAATAAGTTTAATATTGCTTATGGACCGGTCAGCAATGTTGGAATCCTGGATTTTAACCCACCCGATATTTCCCGCGCCGTCAGTAGTAACTAAAGAGTTGGCATTGTTCGGATCATCTGATCCTTGGAGGGCTCCAGCTTCCACATTTATTATATCTTGGTCAAGTTGACGCAAACCATCGATGACATAGTTAAAATCTGTATCGAGCATGCTATCGGTGGGAGGGCGGTTATTGGATCGCGTCAATAATTGATATCGGTTATCATTTGGCAATGATTCGGCATTATAGGGAAGATTTGGTCGCTGAAAATTATGTGGCATTAAAATTACCTTTCTAAAACGCCAAATAGACGAATTTTCTTTAAATTGAAGGGGCCGTCTTTAAGATGCCCAGCAATTGTCACGGAAAAATTATGGCTCAAAAATTTGAGTCGTCCTTTTTTGGTATGGGATGGAGAATCAAGCCGCATGCCTATTGAGGTTGCTGATGGATTGTTTGGATCATCCCCAGAAGTGCTGCCATTGACTAGATTTATCGTTCCTAGAACATCGCCCCTAAATGGAAGATTGTATTGATTTTGTATAACAAAAGTATTGCTCAAGTCTCCAGAGATATACAAATCAACTTTGTTCTCTGTATTTATAACAATACTTGAAGAATAATCTGCTTCTATTTCATATCTTTTATTGGCATATCTTTTTTTAAAGCTATTCACATATTTAGTTTCAACAAAATTTATAAATCTTGCGCCATTTCTATCACCATACAATATGGGAGAGCCATTCATGCCGTCAGCATATTGATATATCGTAGAGCCTAAATACAGATAAAGGGCATCATCTAGAGTAGAAAGGAAGGTGGAGGCAACTGCGAAATCTCCTGAGAATATACCCCACCAGAATAGAGATGTATGATATTTGGATACGATTGCGTTGTTATTTCCTATTTTAAAGCCGCAGAAACCGCCGCTTTTGTATTTGAATGACCTGCATGCGCGATAATCTATATTGGAATCGATGGAATTTATGTACTCCATCGCAAGCTTGTCCATATTATTTGTGTTGGAAGCAGCGAACTGCCTAGCAATATTAAGGGTTCCAAAAGAAACAAACCCGTTTTGGCTTAGGAAATGGGCGTCATTTGGCAAATCAACAATTAGATCCCCATGGTAAATGCCGACAGGTAGCGTAACGCTCCATGCAAAGGAATTAGCTGAATCTTTCGTAAGGGGATCAATGCCTTCCCAAACCTGGGATTTTTGCCGCCCCATAAAAACAAGCTTGCCTGAGAGATCAATTATTGCTTCTAGGTTGTCGGCTATTCCATGTTTAGCGGAAATATCTTCGCTAGGTACCGATTTTGTTTTCTCATTAAAAAATTTAAAATCTTCACCGCCATTGAAAGGCTTATAGGAGTAATAAAATCTCATGGCTAAATCAGGGATTCGATAATCAATGCTTACAGCACCTTCCCCTAAACACCAAAGACGATCATTCGCGCTTTTCATATAACTAAAGCGGGGGGGACGGTCAAAATAGAAAAGCTCAAGTTTGTTTTGGCCTGTGAAGTTAGGTAAATCATCGGTAGATGTAATGGTTACGAGCGTATCAGCCTTGATAATTGCCGTAATAACACTCGTAAAATTACCGGCATTATCTATCTTAAGACTGAATGATTTTCCAACTGCATATTTGGAGATATCAAATGAAGAATCGCAAATAAAAGAGAAATTTTTGTTATCTATCCGATTGAATGATGAAGCTCTTTCTTTGATTTGTTCTTCATAGATGCTTAATGTCACGCCATTCCAAGTCATGACTGGGTCAACGCCGTTATAAATCCATAATAAATTTGCAAAGAATTCTGCGCGTGGAAGACATGCTACAGATAAATTAGCTATCGTCTGATCTACTCCCCCCAATAATGTATTGGTGGCAACATCAAGGACCTTGATATATCCAGAGGAATTGGAAATCGATATAATTTCAGGTGTAAGGGATTGGTACTTCAATATCCTTGTATCCCCGTTATTAAAAGCGGGGATAATATCTCCTGTCGTCGTAAAAGTTACGGTGTTGGGGTCTAAAGTTTCAACAAAGTCGACGATAAGGTCATACTCAATGTTATTAATGACCAATTTAAGCAATTGATCTTTATAATAATACTCAGGGACTACAAAACCATCGGGGATTGTAATGCTGAAGTGAGTATCATCAATATATTGAGGATTGCAGGTATCGGGAGCTTCAATAAAAAATCCTTCCAGGGCATCCGCAAAACTGTTTTCCCCCAATTCTATTAAAATAGAATCATCGGGAAGCACTGGAAGGTCGATAATTTTTTTTATCTCATAAAATGAAACAGGGGAAATGCCATTATTATCTCTGTATTGTAATTTTAACCAGGTATCCTTTTGGAATAATTCAAAATTTGGGCTCGTTAATAATATTTGGTTTGATGATATGATCCTGAGAGTAGAAGCGCCTACAAATGCATTATATCCATTGAAGTATAATACCTGCTGCTTTGATCCGTCAGCCGAGGAAAAAGGAAATGCTTCTATGATAGTATCCTGAGGAACATCCGAAAAAAGCGCATTCCCATATCTGACCTGCCCTTCCCCTAGAGATAAGGGCATAATGTTTTCAATATAATAGGAATACTCCAAGGGCAGTAAGTTAGGCGCGATATTCTGATTCATGCCTTTATTGGCAGAATATAACTCAATTATATCGTAGCCGCCTTCATACAACATTAGACAGCACTATAGGTAGAAAAGAATTTGTTGCCGCTTATATTCTTCATATAAGCAAATAGTTTTTGTTTGCCTTTCTCCCATCTCATCATTGCCGCTTGTATCTTGGTTTGATCTTTAAATCCTGTTTCGGATTGGAACAAATAATAACTAGCTCCATCTGCCAACACTTGTTGATAAAGAGGAGGTATTAAGATGCTTGTACTTGGGGTGCCGTAAGATAATTGAGAGGGCTGCGGAATATATCTGACACCGAATCCGCCCCCATCATCTACAAGACTTGTGGTTAATGGATAAACGTTAATAACGCCATTGGCGCAATACCACTCTTGAGGGATTCCTGTTTTTGTTAGACCTGGGTCTTTTTTGAGAACTTTTTCTTCAATTGTAGGATTAAGAGGAACATTAAGAGCCAAATTATAAATATATTTAGGAATAAAAATGGGCTGTGAAGTAGTGGCGAGAACGCCATCTGTGCAATCAAGTTGTTCGTTGAGTTTAACAACCAGGGGACTTTGCGAAATCGTCTCTTGAAGTATTTCGAAGTAGCAAAGGTTGATATATTGCAAAAAAACAATGATATCATCATCATTCGGGTCGTCTAATCCGATGCTTAAATTCGCCATAAGCCTGATGATTTCTGCGACATCCATGCTAAAAGATTAACCTTTAAAATAATGGGGAGATGCAAAAGCATCCCCCCCAAATTGTTTAGGAATTACCAACTTCTACTGACATGCGAACAATATCGTTAGCGAGTAACAAACCATTTCCTGCGCCTCCATCCCTAAATCTTAGAGTCGTGACGCCATTAGCCGTGGATATGATATAGCCAGGATATGCGCGCGCATCTGTCAGATAGGTAAATTTATAAGTTACCCCTCCTGCGACACGATATACTTCGAGAGAAGTAACGCTTTTAACAGTAACTCCCTGGAACTCAGCGAATATCATTCCTTGAGCATGTTGAGTTTGACCTACTCCGTTTCCCACATCAGCGGCAGCTAAAGTTCTTGAAACAACCTCAAAGCCGTAATCTTGACCTTTTTCAACAGTAGCCCCACCTGCCGCAACAACCGCGCCAGTCGTGTTTGTAAATTCTGAATGCCTTACTGAAGCAACCATAATAATTTTCCTTTCTTAAATTTAAGCAATTCGCACAAAGTTATGGATAATCCCGTTTTCAACAAGGTTTGCTGTATTTGAAAATGAAGGGAACATAATAGATTTCTGTCCACGAATTTCAATAAGAGCTTGCTCTACAACGGTATTGTGGTTACTCCATTCTTGCGTAAACCAAGGTTCTTTATGCCAAACGAGGCCAAAAGCTTGAGCACCGCAGAACAAGTTCCATGAAGCTATTTTTCCTCCTGCGGCAACTTGGAAGTTCCCTAATTCAGGGACTTCATAAACAAGAACGTTGTCGATCTGGCCTTTGAAGAATGAACCGGAAAGTGCTGTAGGCTGGTTAGCCATTTCTTTAAAGCCACGAGAGCTATACAGAGCCCAGTCGGGGTCTAGCTGCAAAGAGGTATAAGACGGGGTATCGATGAAATATACGTAATAGGGGCTTGGGAACCCGTTTTCGGATCTGAGCATATAAGGCGTAATACGTTTTTCGGATTCAAATGTAGTTCCACCATAAATTGCCTTGTCACGCATTAACCGGATACCCGCAACAGTGATGCCTCCTTTGTTTGCGGCATCCGCTGCTGGAAGGGCTGCTACGCCCGCGTTAATAGATGCATTGTAACTCGCCTCTAATCCACCATATAATGCGCGGTTTTGAACAGGGCCGTTGCCGCCGTTAGCGGTGTTGTACATATCTATTGTTGCGCTTTTAAATAATGAATAGGTGATGTTTTGGTTATGCGCGGTCTGCAAAAGCGGCTTCATGCGATTATAAACATCAATCGGTGTCGTTAATTTGGTTAATTCAACGCCATATAAACGGTCGGCAATCGATTGTTGCTGAACTGTGATGCGGTCTGTATAAAACTGCATTGTTTGGCCTGAGCCTGTAATTTGGCCATAGCCTAGAACAGGGTTTTTGTAATCTATGTTCCTGCTGAATGCAAAGTCTGTTCCCGTACCTGATCCATTCTCAATATTAAGAACTTGTATGACCGATTCCGGAGAATCGCCCATAAACATAGTTAAAGGGCTTTGCAAAAGAGTTTCTGTGAAATATTGAGCACGTACTTCAACCGGAATTAGGTTTGTGTCATATGCGTTTGGTGAATTGGCAACGTAAGCCATGGTGATAACCTCATGTATGTAAAAATTAAACAAAAAACCCACAAAACAAATTGTGGGTACCCATTTTTTTCTTTACATACTGAGGTAAGGTACGTTCATTAGATGAGGTAAGACGATGTCGCCTCATCCAGGAATTTCGCGTCTTAGTAGCTCAGACTATTTTTAGAAAGCGCCTTTATGAGAAGGTAAGAAATCTAAAAATATTAATGACGACTATAACGACTGGCAAATATTTTGCTTACATCGAAAGTAGCGTCTTGTTTCTGAAGATTATTATTGCTGGAACCAGATGGTATTCGACCTCCTGGCTTAGAATCATAGTCTTCATACTTCTTCTTTAAGTTATCATATTGGTTTTGAAGTTTGTCAACCTTTTTTTGAAGTTCTTCTTCCCTTTTATAAAGTATTGACTTTAATTTTCTTATTCCTCCTGCCTTATTAATATCTGAATATATTTCATCATTATATTGTCTGCCCATCTGAATCATTTGCTTTGTCAATTCGACTTCATTGTCTTCATATTGTGAGAGATCATCCATAATATCTTGTCGCTCTTTATCTGAACAAGATTGGATAAGATGTTGAAACGCGTAGATGCTTTGGTTAATATCCTCTGCATTGGCTGAGTATTTCCTCATATATTCTATTTCTCTGTCCCATATCCTGGCATACTTATTTAAGGTCGGCTCGTTAGTATCATTTTCTGCCTCGCTTTCAAACTTTGTATGGTCAAGAAGGAGGTTCGCTTCTTCATCAAGAAGAGTGCCTTCGGCCTTTAATTTCTCAACAGCTTTCTTATAGGCGCTTAATTTCTTGCGATCTTCATGGAACGAGCGTTGCGTATCTTTAAGAGTTTTATTAAGTTTTTCGATTTCTTTTTGATAGTCAATTGTCTTAGAGTCGACTTTATCTTGTTCGGCAGAAGAAGATGCATTATCTTCCCCTGCTTCTTCGTCATTGTTATCGGATTCTGGAGATTGTGATTCCATTTCAGGATTAGGTTTCGAATCCTTTATTCCAGAACTAGGAGGGACTTTTAATTCAGTGGCATTTGTATCTACAGATGGCCTTTCTAATGAGTTTCTCTTGCTAAATATATTGCTAACATTAAAAAGCTCTTTCTCGGCCTTAATATCTTTGCTATCTGTTGTTTCTGACATTGTTACTCCTCTAATAATTGACGATATGAGATCATGCAGTCAAACGTGTTGTCTGCAAAATCTGAATTTGCGTATAATAAGTCGCCAGCCTGTAAAATCATTGATTCGCCCAGAATTTGAGCTGACCCGAGCTTTGGGATTAAATAATTATTGACACGATATACTGTTATAGGGACATCATCCCTTTCGCCGAGAATCTTTATATCAATAAATATATCCTGCTCAGTGGTGTTGCATAACACAATAGTATCGACAATACTATTATTTGGTTTTCCAAAAACCAGCGTAGGAGTACTGTCGATATTAGGGGTCATTTCTAACCCAAAATTAACCCAAGGATACTGATAAGGACTAGGCAATATTAGATTCAATCTTATTGATAATATTCCTACATTCACTGATATTTTCTAATGTATAGGATTTAAGGGCAGCAAAGTTTTCAGAATTCTTATCAGGATCATTCATAAGCTGAAAAAATCCCTGCGAAATTGCCTGGACGTAAATATCTAATCCAGATTTTACATCTGAAATAAATTTCAAGTCTGGAAAGTCATGCATTATATATATTCCTTTAAATAAGTTGATAACATTTTAATCATTACATAACATATAACTGAACGTCAAGATTAATATTTAATATTGTTATGTATTAATTAACATGCCGCAAAAGATAAATTTAAACGAGTCACAGTTATTACTGTTGTTGATACCGAAGAAGATGCCCATATTTCTAAATAATCACCAGGAGATAGGGTAACCATTGTGGGGGTAAATACAACTGTAAAAGGTTGGTTTGCTGTAAGACTTTGTCCCCAAGTATAAGTAGTCGCAATCTGTGAGCCATTTTTATAGATAGCAAATGTACAAATAGACGTATCATTAAAAGCAACATTCAAACTTCCCGAAACCATCCCTGTCACACTTGCGCTTAAATCGGTTCCGTTATATGTAATTCTATTATTAGACGTAGAAAATTGCACGGAACCAGAAGTGGCAGAAGTGGTTGCATTAAGCTTTACAAAAACTACATTGGGTGTAGTAGTATAACTACCGCTTGTAACACTAATATGAATAGAAGGAATTCTGGCATAAAATGTTCCAGTTCCCCCAACGCATGTTGCATAAGTATTCTTAATCCTAAAAAATTCAGTTGATGTGCTACTTGATGCTGCCCCATAAAAAACATGGGCGGAAGACAAACTGTCTACTGTATATTTTAAGGTTCCAGGAAGTACACCAATCCCATAAATCTGGAAATTATTGGCAGCCGTTGAATAAAAACATATTTTACAATCCGATGTAGCTGTTGCGAATTGGAGAGGATAAATGGGGCTACTAATTCCAGCACCAATATTCCCAGCATTACTAAGAGTTTGAGTATTTAAGTTAACAGTACCAGTAGCTAAGGGAATATTATTTAATGTACTTGCAATTGTTGTTGCGAAAGGTGTGCCAACCACACCAGAACCCGTAACGTTGCCCGTTAAAGTAATCGTACTTGCAGCAATAGCAGAAGAAATAGCGGTATTCATTTGTCCTAGATTAACCCCGTCAGTACTAACCGTACCAGTTGCAAGGCTTGTAAGTTTTTGACTATTCATAGAAACAGCTCCGGTTGGGGTTGGGATTTGATTAAGGCGTGAAGCAATTGTGGTAGCAAATGAGGTTCCAACAGTTCCAGAACCTGTGACATTGCCAGTTAAAGTTATAGTTCCTGCGGAAATTGCAGAATTCATCTGACCTAAATTAACCGCATCAGTACTGACAGTCCCATTGGCGAGACCTGTAATTTTTTGACTATTCATCGTAACAGCAGCTATAGGATCAGGTATTTGATCAAGTGTAGAAGCAATAGTTGTTGCGAAGGGAGTGCCAACCACACCAGAACCCGTAACATTTCCTGTTAAGGTTACAGTTCCTGAAATAATAGCGGCATTAAGTTGGTTTAAATTAACTGCATCCGTTCCAGCAATACCAGCAGAAACATTTGAAATTACATTGTTATTTACATCCAGAGGCAAATAAATGGTAAACTTTGTACCATCAGTCTCAAAAATGTTTACACCGTCCCCATCAAAAATAAAACTTTGTAGATAAAATGCTCCAAACTGATTTGTATCTGTAGATTTAGAGAGTTGCTGAAACCGGAAACCAGAATATCTAACATTCCTTGTTTCGATATTTATAGTTGAATCATTGACGGCAGTAGGCGAAAATTGACTATATGCCTGTAATTTTACCTTTGGGTAAATATTTGTAAATTTAAAACGATGATAATGACCTAAAACTTCTTGTGACGGGACGGTCCCAGACGCAGTAAAACGGCTCGTTGATGTTCCAGACATGAATAACAAACTCCCTTTAAAAAATTATGCCGCTTCTATTGATATTGATCCATCAGTTACGACAAGTCCTGGTGTATTAGTAGCGGAGCTCATAACCCAAAGCTCAAAATAATCAGTGCTTGTAGCAGTTGTCATAACTTGGAAACTAACAGTGTTAAAACTCGTAGCGCTCGCAACCATAGTTGTATTTGTGTTTGGTGTAATTAGAGTCGTGCCATTTTTATAAATTCCGAATGAAACAGTGGCATTTGGTCCAACGCCGGCATTTTTAAATACAACATTTGCATTCACAAACACCGCAGGAACCGGGTTTGATACATCTGAAGTTGTAAAGGTCAATCTATTATTGGCTGGCATTGAAATTTCACTTCCAGTTGCAGCCAAGGTAGTCGTGCCAGCTACTTTCATCCAGGTATTAGCCGCCATTGATGTCGTAGCTGTGGCATTGTTTGAAAAATACATTAAGCCAGTGACTCGTCTTCCATAAATTGGCTTAGAAAAAATAACAGCATTCGCATTTAGGTTAAGAACTGGGTTAGAGGCAATATAAAATGAAAAAGCGTTTTGGAAATAGCTCCAAAGGGTTGTTCCTGTGGTATCGGCATCATTTATATAATACTGGAACTCGAACTTGCCGAAATTATCCGTATCTGTGGTCGCGCTTGTTTGTTTGAACCGATAGCCCGCTAAATTAACATTCCTTGTCTGAATATTAATGACAGAATTGGTGCCAACAACTGGTGTGAATTGGCTATATGCATTCAATCGAACCAAAGGATCAGTATTATCGAATATAAGATTTTGAATATTGCCCAAGATAGTTAAATCAGGATTAATATTATTAATGGTAATATTACTGGTCATGACCATGATACGGTAACCTCGTCGTGTAAAGTGTGCCAAAGAAAACAGAAGCTAATAGCATCGTTATCTTCTACTGGGTCACATGGTAAATTAATAATTCTGTTATCATTCATATTGATAACGCCGCCTGCAATAAAGTTGTTTGTAATATTTTCTATAGATGTGTCTATATAAGTATAGATGTCAGGGATTAATACATCAGTTATATTAGTTATATTGGTTTGTATGGTTGTTATAGTTGAATTTATAGTGTCAATTTGAGATTGTAGGGAAGTAATATTAGTATTTATTGTTGTGATTTCAGATTCAATAGTTGTAATTGTTGTATTAATGGTATCAATTTGACTTTGTAGGCTTGTCAAGGTGCTATTAATCGTCGTAATCGATGTATTAATCGTATCAATTTCACTTTGAAGATATGTAAGAGTTGTATTAATTGTTGCTAGATGATCGTTACCAGAGGCTATTGCATTATCGATTTGAAGCTGAAGATCAGCCAAGTGATCTAATCCTGATGCAACATTAGTGTCTATCTGTGCTTGAAGATCGCCAACAGTTATATCTAGTGAACCTAAATGGGTATCGATATCACCAAGATGAATATTAATATCGCCGATTTCAGTGTTTATTTCAGCAATACTTTCTAAAATAGAATCTATATTAGTAGTAATGTCGCCAATTTCAACATTTATATCTCCAATCTCTGTATTTATTTCCAGAAGACTGTCAAATATTGATTCAATATTTAGATTTATATCACCGATTTCAACATTTATATCGCCGATTTCAGTATTAATTTCTGTTAAAGATTCATTTATTGTCGTAATTTCATCATTAATTTCAACAATATCTTCTTCAGTAATTGTAACTCGCTCTTCAAGACTTGTTAGATCATCGACAGGGACAGGACGATTCGTTATATCTCCACGCCATATTTTTTGATAAGGCAAATCTGCCATATTGGCTAAGGGAAGCACAATAATAGGAACAGGGCGATTACTGCCATAATTTAAAGGATCGCTAGAATTGGTTCCAAGCCATAAATACCCTTCTTCTAAATCTGCCATATTGGTTATATGAAGAGTTTTTACAATTTCAGGGATTCCAAGTGTTAAAGGATTAGGGCTTCCCCTATATAAATTATAGGCTCCTAATAATTTAGTAGGATCAACATTTAACATTGAAGGAAGGTTATCTAAAAATATCCTTGGGAAAGGTTGAGGAACACTATCTTCATCACCTATCCATATATTCATAAATGGTAAGTCTACGGGGACATAATCTACCCAAGGAGTAGCAATAGATACAATTCCTTGATTATGCTTAAGAATGCCAGGGATCAATTCATTTAATGCTTGTGAACTGTCAAAATCTTGTGAAGCAGCTTGAAGAATAAAGCGTGTTTCGGAAAGACGTCGTCGCAAATCAACAATTTCGAGGCGTAAATCTATTATAATCGGGCTTGGCAGCGGCCGGTCATTCCGATTCCCAATCCATATATAGTCTTGCAATAAATCGGGCATCATGGGCAAAATTATTCTGCCCGTAACTGGCGACATAAAAAAATCAGTAAAACCTGGTTGGTATTTCATTATGCCGTCAAATGTCCCAAGAAGTTAGAAATAGCTGTGATGTTATCTTGGAAATAATCAATACATGTTGTCGTCATATAATCTATAAATTCGGGTGAAGTATTATCAAGCTCCGTGTCTTGCGTAGGGTCTAAAGGAGTTTGAGCGCGATAAGTGTAGATATTATTCAATGAATAGAGATCAACAAGGCTCAATTCTTTAGCATCCGTTTCCTGCCCACCACTAATACCTATACCAATCAAGCTAAACAGAAAAGCCATGTTACTTTCATCTGGAGGTGGTGTAGGAGTATCGTGAAAACCAATCTCCCCCAATCCTGCGCCTATTGAAAGTATACATACTCTATTGGCTACAGGCTTAACGATGTGCCCTAACGCATAGCCCAACATCGCGGGGTTATTTTTGATGGTTCCCCCGTCAATATAATTATATGTCCCCCAATTGGCGCGAGGGAAATATAAAGGAGCAGCAGCAGTGGCTAGGCCTACGTTTTTAACCAATTCAGTCTGCCCTGTTGAATCAGGAAAAATTATGTTTGAAAATAATGTCGGGGTATTGGTGTCATAATTGTAAGACGTGATCAAAGTATTGGTTTTCATGTCAGACATTGTTTGATCGCCAAACACTTCATTTAACTTTTCTATAAAAGCATCATTGGGATAAAAGCTTCCCCCCAATATCATGGTAGCGAGTTTGTCTAATGTTGTTGCTCGAACGCTTGGAAGAATTGAAGACGTTGAAAATATCCAAGGGCCATCTTCTATGAAAAAATTTAACATGTCAGTAGGAGATAGGCCATTGGCATATCCAAGGGCTTGCAGGCCCCCTGCGCTAGTCCCACAAATTACATCAAAATATTTCCAGATTTCATTAGAGTTGATTCCCCACAATTGAACAAATTGTTCAAGGAATTTGGCTTCGAATATGCCGCGCATTCCGCCACCATCCATTGATAGGACGCGAATCGTATTAGGATCAGCCATCTATGCATTCCCCACTTGTGTAGGGTTTAAGGAATCTGTTGGAAGGGGGAGAACGCCCCCTCCCCTCGCTATCGCCTGCTGTTCGTTCTGCATTTGGTTCAACTGCTGCATGGCGGATGCGATTTTGTCTGCGTGTCTCTCGCCCAACAATATCTTGAGCAATGGGGGATTCTGTAATATTAACGGAGCTTGAGGATTTGCCAGTAATGTTTCAAGAGTGTCCCTTTGCTCTTCGAACGAGGAATCATAGTCAGGAACAATTTCGATATATATATCAACTGGCAATGTTCGGATATCATTGAATACATGTTGTTTCCCGTCTACATCTCTTACGAGATTCATAATGTATGTTTCTTTTTCATCATCATCCATCACGACATTAACAAGTATATTTTCTAAAGCGCTCCCTTGCATCAAATCAATCATTACGCGCCCCTCCCGCTCTTTAACGTGGGTAAAGGCATCAAATCCAAAGGCTAAATTTTTTGATGATGCAACCTGTCTTCTTTTAATAGCAACACCACTTTGAGCGTTTGTCGCTTCTCCAAGGGCATCACTATACATCCCCGATACCTGCTGCAATTCATGATCAATGCGCTCAGAGGCCTTAATCATGGCATTGGAAATATCAATATTCGGAATAATATCTACCTGTCCTGGCCCGCTCTTGAACAAAACTGTATCTGTTCGGCTTAATTCTTCCCTGATTTCGTCTGCGCTCATACCACCAAATGCATCCATATCAACGACAGCGCGTACAGAATTTAGGGTCATGATCTCTTTTAGTTTTCTGTAATTTAATTCCCTTTGAAGATCCTTGATGTCTTCCATCCATCCTACAGGAACAGCATCAGCAGTTCTTCGTAGCCAAACACAAGGAATAAGGGGAAAATCTGCGCGGTTAGGCACATTGGGGAAAATAGGGCCATATTCAAGAAGGATATCATTACAAAATACGGTTCGTATTATTTGTGTGCCTTCTTCTTCGGTAATTTCGCTTTTTTTGTCTGCTAGTTTTTCCGCATCTTCTTCTTCAAAAGTTTCAAAATAATAGCCATTCTTATCCACCCCGCAATAATATTTACGCTTCTCTTTTTTAAAAACTTCATTAACAAGAAGCTTGCTGCTATTATTGCTTCCGCTTGTGCTGGAAGGAATCAATGCTGTCCTTCTATTAAAAAACTCAGGTGTAAAATTGCCAAAGCTATTAGGGTCGAAATTGGATATGGCATCTATTTGTTTAGAAAATTTAGACCAAATCGTCTTTATTTCTTCGGGTGAGAAAAAATGCATATGGATTAAATGCCGCATCTTTGATAATTGCGGCGTGAAATCGTCAGCATCAAATATAACATTCAAAGGATGCACGTAATTATAGTTAATCTCCTCTTTGAGAATGTCCATATTCGACCATCCAAGCCCACATATGAGTGCGTCCCTACACCTCAAAGACCCTTTAAACGAGAAGTCCTGAAGTTTTTGAACAGCAAAAGCATAATGTGTCATTCCTTTTGTGAGCTTCTCTTCTTCTTCACTGTTCGATTGAGGTCTGAATGCTATCTTGCCGCGCGTGTTAATTTCAATCCCTGAAGCTTGGTTAACCATGCTTCTAACTTTATTCACAACAATAGGAGCCTGGTTGCGCTCATGAAGGCGTGCAAGTATTTCAGGGTGATATTGTCCAGTCCCATCATAAAAATCAAAGCTGGCAATCGCTGTTTCTCTCCATTTCTGATATAGAAGATTCCCTGCTGCGGAAAAAAAAAGCTTTTTAGCTTCATCTAAAGCTTTTTGACGTGACTCTGATAATTGCATTAAAACCTCATCCAGTTTCCGCCAGAATTATTTCCTGTCGGAATCCTAAGTTTATTGAGTGTGGAATTTTTTACTCTGGCAATTGGTATTCCGGACAAAACCCCATACCGCATTGCGTCCATTAAATGGTCATTCCCTTTTGTTACTCTACCATTATCATCACGCGAATACATCCTCAATTCTGTCATTGTCTTAGTAAGAGTGCTAAATATTTTGAGTTTATCAGTCTCCATTCTCTCGAGTACTGTATAAATTCCTTTGTTTACTGATCTTTTATCTGCGGGAACCCAATGTTTTATGCCCGCTTGCCGATACAAATCAACTACATTGCCTCCGTCATCTTGCTGTGCGCTTTCTCCTGCGTGGTCATATGCGCCAGGCATCCAATCTGCACCCTGTTTGATTAAATGGTAAGCATGGTGCTGCGGCGTTAAATGGCCTGCAAGGTATTCCCCATAAAGATAAACAACGTCATTGTCCTGATCATGCGCCATAAAAATTGCAGCAGTATTATGCCAGCCAAAATCCATGCCGAAACATCTTGGCCAGTGATCAGGTATTGAAAATGGACTTACAAGCAGCTTTGATTCGTGTACCGGATAAATAAGACCGCTCCCCATGGAAGGAATGCCCTTAGTGCGAGCTTCCCGCTCATGCGGAGAATAAGCTGCAAGTATTCTTTTTTTCTCTTCATCTGAGAGATGGGGCGAATCGTCATGGGAAGCTAAAATATAGACGCGGGAGTTGTTAACTTCTTCGGGAGCAACTTTTTCAGCCCCTACTTCCTCTCCTTTGTCATCGCAAGTAACTTTTTGCATATATTGCAACATAAATAGCGTAACGCCTTTAAGAGGCGTAAGGCTGGCCATTACCATTCCGTAATGTTCGGCTGAAGTAGAAAGGGTTCGGGTTATGGATTCGGTATATATTTTCTGAGGAGGTTCTTCATCGAGGTGTATTAAATCTACGGTTTCAGCTTGCCAAGCCCCCTCCCCTTGCTTATATGTCTTAAAACGTAAAGTGGAGACGCCCCCACTAACATGCCGGATGTGATAGCTATGCTCTTGCTCATTTTTCTTAACAATAAGACTTGGATGAATGAATCCAGGCTCTTGTTTTGTTGCATAACCAACATAATATTGCTTAAGTTGCTTTAATTCTTTATCAGCTACGCCGCCAGCCCACATATTTATTGGCTTAGAGTACCTATGACCATTCCACCAATCCGGATAATTGCCCGTCAGATGCATACATCCTTCTGCTGAAACAGACCAACTTTTACCGCATCGGTTTCCAGCAAAGAAAGCGCGCTCTTTGGCAACAAGGCCAGTTGCATGAAAGGATAATTGTTTTTCGTTGGGTTTATAATGCTTGAAGCTTAAGCTATCTTTTATACTTATTAATTCTTGAGCTTTTTCTATGCATTGAAGAAATTCTTCTACAGATAGATTGTCGGGTATTTCAATCATAAGGCAGTATATAGCATGTGTACTATATTACACAATACTATATACTAAATTTAACGTGCAAGAATTTGCTGATTAATACATCAAGAAGTTGCTATTATTTGCGGGGTGTCTTTTCTGTTCAGTATATTGTTTAGAGTTTTTACGTTTTCGCCGTGAATCTTAGAGATGCGAGAAATATCACTCATGACTTTATCGATATATTTTGTAAATTCCAGAACATCCGCTAAAGGCTTAGCCCTCAATTCTTCTTCCGTTAAAATATATGGCGCATCCATATAGTCTTGCAAATTATTCATTTTTTGAATCTCCATCAAACAAAAATAAATGTTGGTTAATTTCTTCTATAATACTACGTAATACAGTTTTGTCTAGATTACAATTACAGTTGTAATACGATCTATTAGCGCATGTTTGAAGTATAGCAAGCTCTTTTAATGTAAATCTCAAAGATTTTGGCTCAGTATCTTGCTCAACCAGAATAGTATCGCCTTTTTTGTTAAGATAAGTGATTGGAGCGGTTGGTCTGTTTTGATGCATGTTATTTTTCTTCCAATGCTTTAATCTTGGAAAGATCATTGATGGTCTTTTTCAGCATTCTTTGAAGGGCTCTGATAGAACCTTCGCTTGCCGCGATTTTTCTTTCTAGGATTGCTATCAGTTTCTTATATCTTTTAATGGAGCTTGTTACAGTCATTTGGTATTCCCCTCATTAATTCCTTGCGCTTCGATAGAACTAAGAATGGATTTATTAATATCTGGCGGAGATAGCTCATTGGTAGCCTCACAATAAAGAAGATCTATTAAATCAACATTACGCCGTCTTCTATAATGGGTTTTTCCTTCATTGCTCATCGTTTTTATCTTCCTTATCTCTATCTATATTGCTTTTTCCCAATGTCGGAATGTCCTTATAAGGCTTAAAATTTGAGAAAGGATCATCACAGCCTGTGAGTATGGTGAGAGATAATGTTAAGAATAATATTTTGGTTGTCATTTCATTTTTCTTCCGCTAATTTTTTTGACAAGTTCACCAAATCCAAGAAATAGAAATATTAGCATGAAAATTCCAATTACGATCAAATCTAAAACGTCTTTGTAAGAATAGATAAACATTTTTCATTTTCCTTTGATTGTAAAGAATATTCATGCGCATTTGCGCACTCAATATTACACATAGGTACAGATTTATACTGGCGGCCAGGGATGTTAGAAACTTTAACGGCACAATAAACCCTATCTAGCAAGTCGCTGCTATCGTTGTTAAACGGATCAATATTTTTTCCACATCTATAGCACTTCATTTCTCGTTTTCCTTTAATTTCAGAGGGGGGAGAGGCTACCACGTGGTCTTATAAAGCCTAAGCCTCTTCCCCATCCTCTTATTCCACTGCCTTGGTTATCAAATCCAAGGAGTAAGGAATGTCTATTGTTTTTCATAATGCTGGTTATACGAGCTGCCTTTTAAGTTGTTCTAAAAATTCAAGCTCATCTTCAATTTGTTCCATGCGTCCCTTCGCCCAGTCAAAATCATCTCTATCACTGAAATAATCTTCTGTTAGGACTTTAGATGAATGATTGAGACGTATAATACGCTCGTCAATCATATCCCCCACGGTCATCGGCTTATCGGTCATAGGATTATCCTTTCTAATTCTTCCAAAGATTTATCAATTTCATCTCGAATATAAATCAAATTGGTATACCCAGTTTCATCCATGAATTGGTTTATAACTGTTCTCTCATCTTTTAGCCAACTTATTAGTTCTAGTTTTTGAGTTTTATTCATCTAATTTCTCACTAATTCAGGTTGTATTATTTATAAAACTCTTCTTATCACTACTGAGTCTTTACACCCTTCGTCGTCCTGCATATTTCCGTCCACTACTTCTATATTTTTAAAATAATCATCCCAATATCCGTCATATAAAACGACTAGTCGATTAGGTTCAAACTTTGATAGGAGATTTTGCAACTGCCCCACGGTCATCAGCTTATCGGTCATTCATCGCCTCCATTTCTTGCGCCTTAGCTCTTTCTTTAGCTGATTTGAATTCGCTGTAAGTTTCATAATCCAGAGGGTCTATTTGATCATAAGGAACTCCTCTATACTTAGTTCCAGGAGGAATTGGTTTAGATGAGCGGTCATGAGCCTCTTTTCTTGATAATGCTCTACGGATTTTTGCTTGCATCTCTCCGCTATACTTAAAAGTAAGATTTATGTATTCCTCATTTTTTAATTTTGGATTATCATTATGATCTATTGCCTCATAAATTTCTTTAAGAGCACTATATAATTGATCCTCAACAGTTACAGTCATCGGCTTATCGGTCATTTCTCTGAAAACTCCACATCAATGTTATACTCCTTTTTTAGCAATTCCTCAGAAACTTGTTCTACTACATTATTTGCCCCAAACATGGCATGAGAGACATACCCTATAACAAAAAGAAATATAGCTCCTACAGCAATGATAACAGGCATATTAATAATCGAAAGAATGCTTCTGATACTGATCATGCGAACGATAATACCAATTCCTTCAAAAAAAGGAGTTCCTTTTCTTTTTCTTTGAAGTAAATATATTTAAAGGAACTCTTCAGATGCTTGTCGATTTCTTTCAAAACAAACGGAGAGTCATAATTTTCCAGTTCAAAATTGATTTTATCAGCACGCTCATCTATTAATTGGAGTGGGTCTTTTTTGATGCTAACCGTCTTATTGGCTATATATATTTTCATTGCGAACCTCCTTATTCCCACGTTTTAATGACGTTTTACCTATATGAATAGATGATATCGAATTTTTGTAAACTATATTTCTAGAATCGCCATTGATTAATAGAACGCTTCTTTCGTCATGGTTTACCATTTCTCCGCTTAATTTTATGCCATTAACAAGGAAAATCCCCACGCTTTTCCCGCAATTAGCATCCATAAAAACTTTTTCCGAGAATTCATCTTCATAAAAGTTATTTTCTTGTTTTTTGTTTTTCATAGAACAAAAGAATCCTTTCTTGCTCAAGATCACACTTGCCATATCTTGACACCAATTATATTTGCCATGTTTTTTTAAAAGGCTGATATTTAATCTTACCTTTGTTGAAAAGATAAAAAAGGGAAGCCCTAAAGCTGTTGACGTTTTTTATATCTCTTCTCAGTTTAAGATTTTTTTCGTGAATACAACCTATTATCTGCTCCGCTGTTAAAGGAACGTCTGATCTTTTTAACACAAAAATCGCTGCTTCTTGATGCGTCATGCCATATTCATAAAAATCGATATCATCCTTTCGTTTGCCTTTGAAAAAGTTAAATAATTTTAAAATAGTCATGTTATTTCTTTGATCCCTTTGATAATTTTTTAATATTTTCCACCATGGATATCCGGCCAGCCTTGACCCTTACTTTTTTTAAGAGAAATACTTTCTTAAAAGCATTAGATATAAAATCTATTATGCTTTTATAGTTTTTCATAAAGCATCCTTACGTTTCCCAGATTGATTATGTCTGCATCCTTATATTTTTCATTGTGTTTAATTACCCAGCTTATAGCCGTCATATCACTTATAGGATTACCTAGAATAATTGCCGTACTTTTTATACCAAGAAGCTCTCCATGCGTCAGGTCAAGTTTTAGATACTCGTCGTTGGCAAAATTGTTTTCTATTTGTTGACGATTATCCAGAATAAACTTGATAATGTCTTCTTTTGTAGAATGCACGCTGATACCAGGCGCTTCCATAGATATTAGGGGGTCTGTAATCATTTCAATAGTCCTCGTATGAATATTCGTCGTCTTCATGGTAGAAAAGTTCAATTGTTTTCTTTTCCTTGTTAAATTGATAGCTGGACAAAATGGAAAAACGATATTTTTCATCATCTCCTGGAACGCTGTTGTATACAAAAATAGGCGTTCCTCTTTTGAAAGTTCCTAAAATATCGGATAAAACACCGGTATCCATTATTTTTGATTCATCCACAAAATCTTCACTCATCATAAGCTTGCCAAGAAGTTCCTTAAGGAAATCGAGTTCTTCTATATGATTTTTGATATTATCATTTTGCGATATCTTCCATCTGATATCAGCAATCCGTTTTTCTATTGTCTCCAAAACTTCACTCATGATACCCTCCTTTTACGAATTGAATAATTTGATTTCAACTGCTCTGCGCTTAATCAGCGCTTCAACTGGAATTAATTTTTTAACTATCTCACCGGTTTTAGGGTCTTTAACTCTCTCGGTTATATTAATCCATTTCGCCCACGGCTTGGTTGCTTCTTCAAATTTCTTATCTTTAATAATGCTAAATACACTCGAATTCAAAAAAGCCGGTGCCCCAATATTGAATATAAAAATAACTAAAGCATCGAACTGGTTTTGAGTTAAGCGGGGCATATAGTTATTAATAAAACATTCTATTGGCTCTATGTCCTTCTTCATTAACTGAATCACTTCCGCATCAGTGAGCGTCGTGAAACGCTCACCTTGCTTAATCTTGTGACCAATACCTATTGTCCAATGCCCAGCTACATCAAGATAAGGCTCATTTTTATACCCCTCTTCATTTATTAATAATTTTTCTCCTTTTTGTGAAAATTTCATTTCTACCTCCCAGGAAACCCCAAAGCCTCACTAACTGCGTCAGTCTGTGAATAATTTTTGTTCATCACCTTTGAAAATCCAATCCACCAGAAGATACTGAAGGACAAAACGGCAATAGCAATCAGTATTTTCTTAAGCATTATTCCCCCCACGATTTCCGTTTATTAATAAGAATTCCTCTATCCATTCTATTGCTTTTTTGGCAGCGAAGTTATTCTCAGGAGTATCGCCAGGATTAATCATCATGAACCACTGCTCTGCGGGACTAGAACTATCTTTTGGTAGCTCATTAACATAGCAATCTTTGATATTAGCAATAGTCCCCATGAGACATGCGCACTCACCTAAATACACAGAGCCATCAATTTTCCCTTCCTTGATTGACTTGATCAACCCGGGTATCTCGGATTGGTAACGCAGTAATATTCCCCACAAATCATGCTTATAAGCCCTCAGTTGCGTTTCACTCAAGTCTGCGTCCCTCAAGTCTGCGCCACTCAAGTTTGCGCGAATTAAGTTTGCGCCCATCAAGTCTGCGCCCCTCAAGTTTGCGCCATACAAGTCTGCGCCCCTCAAGTATGCGCCTCTCAAGTCTGCGCGAATTAAGTTTGCGCCATACAAGTCTGCGCCCCTCAAGTCTGCGCCTCTCAAGTCTGCGCCCCTCAAGTCTGCGCCACTCAAGTATGCGCCACTCAAGTATGCGTCCTCTAAGGATTTGCCTTCTTTAACAGCTTCCTCAATGGCAACCTTTAAACTGTCAGCTTCTGTTGTATATATTACTTCTCCAGATATATTCTTGATTTCATAGTTCATTAGAATGGTACCTCATCATTAAATGGGGCACCTCTATCCTGCGGCACGCCAGGCGTATTAATAACCCCATATTGTGCCATAGCTGAATCAAATGAAGCATTCACTGGCGCACTTTCAGCACTTAATGCCTGATCAACGAGATTATGGCGAACAACATTGGCAAATACTCTTCCATCCTTACCAACCTTGTTACGAATGAGGATATTGGCTACTTTGAAAAGAAAATTCTTTTCATCAGGAACATCTCCCTTAGATAAGCCGCCAATTTCTCTGCAAAATTTGCCAAAGTTTTGAATAGCAATACGCTGTATAAGCTCGTTCTGATGATTAATATTGTATCTCTCTTGATGCATACCGCCCTCAAATCCAGAAGGCCTTAGCACCCGCCAATTTACTGTATAGAATTTGCCGAAATCATTGACAATGCATTGTACACTATCAACTTGCGCAACATACTCACCATCCGGTAGGCTTGATGCTTCTTCTGGTACTACGAAATCGCTAAAATCATTTGATGTCATTTAAATATCTCCTTTATTGTTTAAATTCATGTTAAATTCCTCTATCCACTCTAAAGCTTTTTTAGCAGCGAAGTTGTTCTCAGGAGTATCGCCAGGCTTAATCATCAGGAACCACTGCTCTGCGGGACTAGAACTATCTTTTGGTAGCTCATTAACATAGCAATCTTTGATATTAGCAATAGTCCCCATGAGACATGCGCACTCACCCAAATACACAGAGCCATCAATTTTCCCTTCCTTGATTGACTTGATCAACCCTGGTATTTCTGATTGGTAACGAAGTAATATTCCCCACAAATCATGCTTATAAGCCCTCAGTTGCGTTTCACTCAAGTGTGCGCCACTCAAGTGTGCGCCACTCAAGTTTGCGCGAATTAAGTTTGCGCCCATCAAGTCTGCGCCCATCAAGTTTGCGCCCATCAAGTTTGCGCCATACAAGTTTGCGCCCCTCAAGTCTGCGTCCCTCAAGTCTGCGTCCCTCAAGTTTGCGCCCATCAAGTTTGCGTCCCTCAAATTTGCTCCATTCAAGATTGCGCCATCCAAATCTGCGCCACTCAAGTCTGCGCCCCTCAAGTTTGCGTTACTCAAGTCTGCACCCCTCAAGTTTGCGTTACTCAAGTCTGCGCCCCTCAAGTCTGCGCCCCTCAAGTATGCGCCATCCAAGTCTGCACCCCTCAAGTATGCGTCCTCT